TCACTTATCGTTACTCTTGGGCTTTTTCTCCCATGCGACAAGCATCCAACCCTTGTAGGTCGAAACCGAATACGGCTTGCCATTGCGTAAGGTCTTCCCCTCCATTGATCGCTTGATCTGCCGAAAACCGCTGGCTATGTTAACGGCAGCCTTCTCGGTGTCCTCCATGCCGAAATCCGCGGTGTGGTGCCGCGCCCAGTCAAGCAGATTTACGGAGACAACCGGATTGCCCTCTGGGTCTCGGAGATGCCAGATCTTCGCCTCCCGGTTCTGCGGTCCTCTCTGTCCTTCCGGCAGCATCAGGGCGGCGGAAGTACCATTCTTGAGGTTTCCGGTTTTGGCTGCGGCGACTCTGGCGGATTCCCTCGCGGACTCACACCACCTATTGGACACGCCGTTGTGCCGTTTGCTGCGCCATTGACGAGAACAATCAGTAGAGCAGGTGCGCTTGTTGTTGGACGGCGGAGTCCGGAACTCGGCACCGCAGATGACGCACTTGCGGATCATGGCCGCTTATACACGCCTGCGCTCTCGGCCAGCAGGAGTCGCAGGTAGTCGGGGCAGCTCCTCACACCGCGCTCCCAGTCTTCCAGCGTGCGAACGGGGATGCAGTAGCGGGTGGCAAAGGCTGCCTGCGACAGTCCCGTATGGGTGCGGATGTCGGGGATCGTCAGGTGAGCGGCGTCCCAGATACGTGCCAACACATCGATACGGTCTGCCGGGATGTCCGCGTCTGGGTCGTCATCCCAGACGGAGGACAGAGCCCAGTCGGAGACAAATGCGTCCCGGTCTACGGAGGCGATCGCCTCGACCCACAAGTCGCGGAATAGTTTATCGGCGATATATCCGGTGGTGCGGATGACTCTATGCTCAATCTTTTTCACGGTTTTCTCCTTTCCCTGTCTGTCGGTGTTAGTAGCACTCGCCAAGCATTTTGCGCCCAGCGATCCCCATGCAGTCGGGGTAGGTTTCCACACCCTCCGCCGTGGCGATCGCGATCAGCTCAGCGTTACACTCGATCTCGGAGGCGACCTCGTCCATGCTTGCGCCGCAGCAGTCATCCGGATCGTAGTCTCTGCAGTAGGGCAGGCCAGCCATCAATGCGGACTTGATTTCCTCGGGGCTATCTTCCCACATCTCGCAGTTCAAGACTACGTTAGAGACCTTGTCACCCTCGCGCACGATGCAGGCGATCCCGCCGGCGTTATCCTCGTAGACATTTACCTTAATGTTGTTCATCGTTTATTCTCCTTTTCTGCCGCTGGGAGCGGCTGTCACTCTCTTGATCTGTTTATATATTACCACGCAATGCGTGGCTTGTCAAGTCCTTTTCCAAAAAAAGAATAAAAAAGATGCACCGTTTCGGTGCATCTTTCCTCCTTACTTCACCAGCTCCCACGTGCCGCTTTTCCCGTCCGCGTTCCGCGTCACCCGCACGGCGTACTCCTCCGTCACCGTCGGTTCCTCCGGCTGCACCGGGGTCTCCGGTTCCTCCGGCTTCTGCGGCACCACATACGGAATCCCGAACCACTCACACAGCCCCTTTGCCGCGCTCTCGGCGATCTCCGCCATGTGGGTGTGGAACCACGTAGCATCCTCCATGTTGTCGTGAAACACGTGCTCCTCATAGAAGGACACGGCTTTCGGCACCCGCAGCTCGTACCACTTCGTGCTGGCGTTCAGCGTCACCGTGCCGGGGTATATCTGCCTCCGGTGCTTCACCATGATCTCCCCCAGCTTCTTGCCCTCCTTAGAGTACGTGTAGTACATGGGGCGGCAGCCCTTGGCGTTGCCCGCCGCGCTGGCGTTGGTGTGGCTCACGTAGTGCACGTCCGCGCCCCATGCGTCGCTCTCCCGTACGTTCTGCCTCATAATGGCGTCGCCGTTGTCTCCGTTCATGGGGGTACGGCGATAGCCACGCTTGGTGGCAATGCCGCAGCGGTTCAGGACGGGTTCCAGGATGTCGATATACTCGTTGTTCTCCAGTGCCTCATAGCACTGTCGTCCATCCGGCCGGGGGTATACACAGGGGTTAGCCCTGTGCATAGCCGGGGACAGGTATACCTTCGGCGCGGACATTACTCCGCCTCCTCGGGGCGCGTGGAATATTTCAGCTGCTTCCCGATCTGGTCTGCGCCGGTGGCGGCAAGACCGCTTACAATGCCCACCGCAGCGGCGGTGATGTAGTCGTGGGCGGGGTAGTCGGGGATGACGTGCATACCCGCGATGCCCAGCACCAGACCGCACACGCCCATGATGACGGGGATCCACTTGTTGTCCAGACCGCTGGCTTTGATAGCCATGCCGATCAGATAGCAGATGACGGTGATTGCCGCCACGCTCACGATACCCAGAGTTGCAAAATCCATAATGTTTCCTTTCCGGCTTTACGCCTATCACTTATTGTTTTCCAGATCGGCGATCCGATGATTGATCACCTTGATCTGCTCCTCTACCACCGGCATACGGCGGGCGAAGTTGTTGTGCTCCCTGACCTCCCGTGTCAGCTCGTCCAGCCGCTCTTTCGTCACCGCCTGCGTCTTCCCGTTCGCCACCAGCACCCCCGCGAACGTCATCGCCCCCGTAATGATTGCCACGATGATTGCCTCCGTCATACTGCCTCCCATCCTGCATCGTCCCACGATGCCGTTACGCCTCTCTCTCCCGTCCACACCTGCGTCACCCCCTCGTGGGTGTAATACCCGTTGGGGATCAGCTTCGCCGCCTCTGTCCACGGGAGGGGGTTGTCCGCCGTGCCCGCAGGGTTTGCCTGCTGCTCGTACTCCCGCCGCACCACCACGTTGTTGACTGCGTAGACACGCCAGTCGTAGCCCAGCTTGTCGCTCTGCTCCACCGTCACGGTGATGCCCCCTGCCGCGTCCACCGCGTCCACGATCTTCTGGTTCTCGTCGATCTTGGTTTTCAGGGCCTTCGCCTGCTCTAAGATGTCTGTCCTCATATCAGCCCTCCGTTTCGATACCCAGAATTTTCAGCGCGGCTTTATATTGCACTGCCTCCGCCTGCGTCTGCTCCAGCTGTGACGGCTCCGGCTTGGGCAAGTTTGCCACGTCCTCCGCGACCTCCGCCTCGCTACGCAGCACACACGCCCCAGCCTCATACTTGTACCGGGGGATGCCCTGCATGGTGTACAGTCCGCCGTCGAGGTAGTGGCTCTGGCACAGGTTGTACCTGTCCCCCGTGCCCTCGTCGATGTACGTCCACCGGCTCAAATCGTCGATGTTGCTCATGGTGTAGCCGCCCTCGCAGCGCAGGACGCGGCTTCTCTCGTCCAACAGGACGTAGACCTTTGATTTTTGGATTTCCATGTTCATAGTGCACCTCCTACAGATCAGCGGAAACGTGGTACTGTCCGTCTCCAATAATCACCTGATAGACCCTTCCTACGACAAAACGCCCCTTGCTGTCGTAAATTTTAGGTGTCATCATGTCGACATTCAAAGTAGTCGGCGTCTGAACCTCCACATCAGTGTAATATACGTTGGCTACAGTATCGTAGACAGCAGCCACCTGTACGGGGGTTGACACGGTGATTACCGGCGGCACACGCTTCTGGACCTTGAAATAGTACGAGCCGCAGAACTCTATCTGCGTTGTAGTTGTTGCAACTGCCATACATACGTTCCACGATGTCTTTTCGAAGTACCTCTGGCACTCCGCCAGCTGATCGCCGAACTTCGGAATCTCGTTCAGCACCAAATCGCCATATTCCTTGTGGGCGAGCGTCTGCTGGGTGCCGAGTTCCAGCTTGGCGGCGAGGGTAGTAATTTCCGCGCCAGCGTCTCCTGCCCACCAGCCGACTTCACCGACATTCTCGCCGTCGGCTACAGTGAAGGTCCACGACTTTAATTCTGAATCAATCGGGACGTCGCTATGAGCAGCTGAAAAACCATTCACGTCTGTAAGCATCCAGTTTCCGCTAATTCCAGAGCAGAGTAGGGAGAATGTCACTTTTTTCCCGGCAAGAGCGCGACGCAACTCGGGGCTTATTCGCTGGCGGTAAACCTGTCCCGGAGTGTTACAAGTGTAGACTGTTCCGCTAGGAACTATTTTCAATTCCCCTCCGCCAGAGAGAAATCTATCAATCCCGTACCCGGCTCCCGCGTAGCTCGTCTGCCCCCGCTGATTCACCGGGTTGCCGAAGTACCAGTTGTCCAATAGGTTGGGGTTGCAGGGAAACGCCTTGGTGGTGATGATCCTGCCGGTGATGGAGATGTTGTCTCCCGCTTCGTAGGGGGCGGGAGCACCGATGTTGTCACGCGCCTGCGCCTGCTGCTCGGGGGTCAGGGACTGGGGGGCACCGTAGCTCACAAATTCGCCGCCGGCAATGGTCTGCGCCTGCTCCTTGTAATATTTGGCGTTGTTGTGGTAGGCGGGGTCTGTGGAGGGGACGTCCGCCCCATTACGCTGGCCGACAGCCCATGCCTCCGCGTCCTCGGCGGAATCCTTCGCCGCGCCCTTGGCGGTCTCTGCGCCAGCGCGGGCACTTTCCGCTCCGGTCTGCGCCGTCTGCGCGGCAACCTTAGCCGATTCGGCTGCGGCCTGTGCTGCCTGTGCGCCGGTCTGTGCTGTCTCTGCGCCCTCCTTGGCGGTCTGGGCGGCAGCGGCGGACTGCTCGGCTGCGGTCTGCGCCGTCTCCGCCTTTGTCTGCGCCGCCTCGGATTTCTTTTGAGCAACAACGGCAGCCGTCTTGGCGGATTCCGCAGCGGTCTTGGCGTCCACGGCGTCGTCGCGGGCGGACTCCGCCCCCTGCTGGGCGGCAGAGGCCGCTGCCTGCGCCGCCTCCGCTCTGGCTGCCGCCTCCACCGCCTTGCCGATGTCGGCGGCGATGATGTTGAAATAATCGCTGCTGATGATCTCGGCGTCCGGGTAGACGCTGGGCGCGACCTCCACGGCGAAGCGGAACGTTGCCAGCTTTTCCGCCGCCTTGCCGGTGGCAGTGCCGTAGATGTCCACTTGTGCCTGCACCACGCCCGCCACGGCCAGCATCTGGGTGGCAACGGGGGCGGTGACGGTATTGCCGGAGACGGTGACCTGCGCGCCGGATTCTGTCGTGTCGTAGAGACCCCCGGTACCGTCCGGCTTTCGGAAGCGGATCATAACCGCAGAGGCAGCGGGGACAGTGTAGGGCTGCGCGCCGTCCCACAGCGTCGCCACGACGGTGCGAGTGTTGGCGTCGCCCTGCACCATGTGCAGGCGAGGCGGGATCCCGTCCGCGGACAGGTTAAGGGTCAGTTCCTGGTTGATGTTCATGGCATAACCTCCTCCGTCTTGATTCCGAGAATGTTCAGCGCGGCTTTGTACTCCGCTGCCTCCGCCGTAGCGGCAGCGTCGGCATAGGGACGCCGGAGAGCTACGCGGATCGTGTCGTTGTCCACAGACGCCCGCTGCAGGGAGACGAGGACGGTGAATCCCTCGCGGACTACGGTCTCCGAAGAATTGACGAACTTGATGGCGGACGTTTTTCCCGCGTCGCTGAAGATCTGCGCCAGCTCGGACAGGCTGCTACCCGGGATGTCGATATATTGAACGCCCAGGCTTTCGGCGTAGCCAAAGAACTCGCAGGGCAGCGTCGTCTCGTCCGCCATGGTGATCGTCGGTCTGTCTTTGTCCATGGGAACCTCCTTTAGTTCGCCCCCAACACATAGGTTGGCAGGCTGCTCTTGTTGTGTAGCGTCAGCGGGCTGCTGAAATTCTGGAATCTGAACTGCGTCCGCACCCGGAACACATCAGCCGTCAGGTCGGTGGCGAAGCCGGTGCCCGCCAGAATGCTGTTGGCGGTGATGCCTTCGGCGATGAGATTCTGCAGAGAGGTCGTGCACTCCGCCTTGCCGACTGCGCCGTATTGGATCTTTGGGTTTGTCACCGCGCCGCTGCCGATCTTGTCCACGGTGACCGCCGCATCCGCCAGATATGCGCCCTTCAGCGAGCCGGAATTGATGTTGTCCGCGTTCAGGTTCGTGACGTTGATCTGGTCGGCGTCGATGGTGCCGCCCACTATCTTGTCGGCGGAGAAGGTGCCGTCCACGTTGGCGGCTTTGACGTGCAGGCTTTCGGCGTTGATCTGGTTCGCCTGCAGCACACCGTCCACGTTGGCGGCGTATACGTGCAGGCCGTCGGCAGTGACGAACTTGCCCACGATGGAGCCATCCTGTGTGATGGCGGTCTCATAGGGGCCGCTGACGCCGTTTCTCGAGAAGCCCAGCCCGCCGAGATTCCAACGCCAGACGTTCTTGGCGGTGGACATCTCCGGGGAATCCATAATCAGCAGCTCCGTCGCCTGTCCGCCGTCGTTGCGCTTAAAGACCACGTAGCCGCCCCCGGTGCCGGTGATCCAGCCGGTGGCGTTTAGAATCGCCTTCTGCATCGCCTGCGTGGTGGGCATGGCGTCAAGATCCTGCGCCTGCGCCGCGATGGTGTCGGCGATGTTGGCGCGAATGTCGCCCACGTCCACGCCCTTGTAGCGGTCACGCAGGACGTCGAAGGTCGTTCGTATCACCTTCGCCCGGGCTGTGACGCCCATGGCGGGGAAAACGACGGAGACGGTGTCGCAGAGGTCAACGCGCTCGCCGTCCAGCTGTGTGAAGGACAGGCTTAGGGACACGCGGGGCACGCCCAGCTTGTTGTCGGTAATGTAGTACTGCGCGGCCGTCCGCAGCCTGTCCACAGACGGGGCATCGTCAAACGCGGACGACAGATCCAGCGGCAGGATCCGCGTGAAGTCAAATGTGCCCGGAACGGACACCGTCTTTTCCGGCAGCTCTACAGTCGCCTCCCCGCTCGTCCAGTAGGGGTAGACGGCGGTATAGACCGCCGCGCAGCTGGCTTCCTGCTCCAAGGACGTCAGATCCTTGCCGTAGCGGATCGTCACGCCGCGATCTGCCCCGCGCTTCGCCCAGAGCCGGACAGTGAAGCGGTCGAACTCGTACTCGCCGCCGTAGACGTCCAGGATGCTGCCGCGGACGCCGCCCAGAAGCGAGCGGACGGAGAGCGGCAGCGTGCTGGAGATGCCCTGCGTCCCCGTCTTGTCCGTCCAGTAGGTGAAGCCACTGTCGGTCGGGAGTGCGCCGGCGTTGATGGCAGCGAACGCCCCTGTGATGCCCTGCGCCGTGAAGGGCGGCATGGCAACGCCGGAGAGGTCATAGCTGATGTGCTGGGCGTAGACGGTCACCAGCCCGCCCATGGGACGGGTGATGCGGTATACACGGAACGGCTGCGCCGCAGCGTCCGGACGCGGTCTTGCGAGGATGACAGAGCGGTAGGTGATGTCGGCGTAGTGGATGCCGGCGACCGGGTACTGCAACTCCAACTCGAAGCCGCCGTTACGCTCCTCCGTCACGATGCAGGACGCTGCGTCAGACAGGACGCCCACGCCGTTATCGGCAAATGCCCGCTCTGTGGGGCTATAAAGGATAGGGTTCACAGCGTCCACCACCTCGGCTTAATCGTCACGGCGGTGATGCCGCCGCTCCAGCTGACTGGGGTCTCCCCTGCCGCCAGCTCCGGGAACTCCGGCGCGAGGATGGTCGCGTTGCGATTCGCACCCTGCGCGCCGTAGGCGTTCTGTGCTTCGCAGTCCAGCACCACGTAACCGTCCGGGAAACTGTTAATCTCCACGGTGCGGTCTCCCACCGTCAGAGTGCCGGAGCCAGACCCGGTGACGGTGATCAGCGGCTTCGCGGTGAATGCTGTGGGGTTCAGCAAGCTCTGACCGTTGATCAGGCGGGATTCTATCTCGCCCGAGCGCAGCCAACGCTGTGGCTGGCAGCTGAATTCGATAGTCGCCCGCCCGAAGCGGTGCATGATGCTCTCCACGTCCAGCGGCCCCACGAAATAGGCGTTCCGGAACGTCTCAAGGTCGTAGCTGTCCTCTAGACGCTGGTAGCCCTTCGGGGCGCAGAGCCACTGCGCCACCTCGCGCATGGCACGGGGCAGGCGGATGCGCTCCGCGCTGATGTAGACCTCGTATTGCTGGACGTAGTTCTCGTAGGCGTCCTGGAGGAAGATCAGGTCACCGCTGCGCCCAGGGACGGACTGCACGTCCAGCTTCCGCGCCGCCAGCGGCATGGAGGGATAGCGTTCGACGATGACGTGAACGTCATCGGAGGATTTGCCAGCCCAAAAAATCACGCGAACACCGCCTCCTTTCTCTCCACCGCGCTCTGCAGCCTGTACATGACGGCGTCCGCCAGAGCGTTGACATCCTGTCCCTCCGCGCCGTAGACGTTCAGCACCACGCCGCCCATGTTGGTGGTCGTTGTGCTGCCGGCACCCGGCAAGGGGATGTCCGTCAGTGCGGCGAGCTCGTCACCCATAGCGCGCATGGCGCGGGGCATTGCCTGCTCTACGCCCAGCGTGATGCCGGGCGGGATGAATTTGCCGACCTCATCGGCAAAAACCTTTGAGGGGGAGTGGATGCCGAAGAAGTCCTTGATCCAGCCGACCACAGAGGACGCCCAGCCCTTGACCTTCTCATACAGCCACTTCGCCGCGTTGCTGATTCCGTTGAACAGTCCCTTGACCAGCTCCAGACCTACCTCGCCGATAGCCGCCAGCCCCTTCAGCAGCCCATTGACGATGGCACTGATGATCTCCGGCAGGCGTCCGATCAGACGGGGTATCGCCTTGATCAAGCCCTCCGCCAGACCGACGATCAACTGACCAGCCGCAATAATCAGCAGGTCAATGTGGTCAAGAAGTCCCTCCGTAATGGTGATGATGGCATCCACCACGGCGGGGATCAGCGTCGGGAGATTCTCTCCGATGCCGGACGCCAGCGCGGCGATAATCTCAACACCGGCAGAGATGATCTGCGGCAGCAGGATCGTCAGCTGCTCCACCAGCATGGGAATAACCGCCGTTATCGCCTCCACCGCCGCCGGCAGAGCCTGCACGATGCCAGAGACAAGACCACCTATCCCTTGCACCAAGGACGGCAACAGCAGCTCCAGCGCAGGTCCCACGTAGGGGATCAGACCTGTGACCAGCTTGTTCAAGCCCTCGGCAAAGCGCGGCAGCATGATCTGCAGGCGTGTGGTTAGGTTGTCGGCGAATATGTTGATGCTGTCGATAGTATTCTGCACAAGCTCTCCAAGATCCAGATTTTCGTTGCTCATGCCTGTAATCAGATTGCGCCACGCAGACTTCATGGCGTTCGCGCTGCCCTGGATGGTTGTGGCTGCTTCATCGGCAGTAGTTCCAGCAATATCCAGATGTTCCTGCACCACAGAGATGGCGTCAACGATGTTGCTGAAGGATAGGTCTCCGGCATTAACCGCAACATTCAGCTTTTCCTGCTCTTCTGTCATGGCGGCGGCTTCAGCAACAAGCCGCTCCATCTCCTGCTTCGTGCCGCCATAGCCCAGCTTCAGATTGTCCAGCATGGTATAGTTCTGCTTAGCAAAGCCCTGATAGGCGTTCTGGATGCTGGTCATGTCCGTGCCCATCTTGTTGGCGTTGTCGGACATATCCGTGATCGCACGGTTCGCCTTCTCGGCCGCCGCCTGCGTGTCTCCGCCCATGGACTGGAGCAGAGACGCGGAGAAGCTGGTGACGGTCTCCATGTACTGGTTCGCGCTTAAACCGGCAGTCTTGTAAGCCTCGTTGGCGTATTGCTGCACCTGCGCGGAGGACTCTTTGAACAGGGTGTCCACGCCGCCGATCAGCTGTTCCTGCTCGGCAAAGCCCATAATGGACTGCTTGCCAAGCTCCGCCAGAGCGGAGGCAGCCTCCTTGATGGCAGACGCCATCGCCTTAATGCCGGAGACAATGAACTCGGAGGCAAGGTTAGCCTTCAGGACGTCGCCGAAGGACAACGCCTTCGACTTCCCGACGTTCATATCCTCGCCCAGATCCTCCACACCGCGGGAGGTGTCGCGGAGCTCGTTCTGCATTTTGTTCAGCGATGCGGTCGCCTTGTTCAGCTGCTCTTGATACTTCTGCGTGCGGATGTCCGCCTCACCATATTTTGCGGCAGCCTTGCCGGTCTGCTCCGCCAGAAGCTTCACGCGGGCACGCTGCACTTCGATCTGCTTGGTCAGCACCGCCGACGTCTTGGCGGACTTCTCCTCCGCAGAGGTGGCGGAGGTGAATGAGGACGCAACCAGTTTCATCTGGCTCTCCAACGTCTTGGACTGCTGGATGATCTGGTTGATCTGCCGACGATATTCCGCCTCGCCGTCCACTCCGATCTTGGGGCCGATATTTACAGCCATAGGCTCACCTCACCTTCATAGCTTCGTCAAATGTCCAGTGTTTTCGTTTCCTCTTGGGCGTCGCGCCGTTGTAAATGGCAAGGCAGGCGATCATGTCCAGCATTTCACCGTATCTCGCGCACATGATCTCCTGCCTCCCCATATTCAGCTTTCGCCCATAGAACAGGAGCCAGGCAAGATTCAGCTGGACGCCTGCGCCTTGCCGCTTTCTTTTTTTTCGGGCTCCACCTCCACCGTAGGCTTGCTGTCCTCCGCCCAAGCGGTCAACGCCGCCTTCTGCAGCTGGGCGAACTCATCCATCCGCAGTGTCAGGACTTCCTCCACCGTCAGAGGCTGCGGCGTATAGCCGGGGTTCTCAAAGGCGCACGCCTCCTCGTACCCCTCGCTCAGCGCGGCGATGATGGACGCAGAATCCCGCGCCACCTTGCCGTACTGCCCCTCCAGCACCTCCCCCAGACGGCTGATGTCGCCGTCCGGGCAGAGGTCGGAGATCTTGGCGGAGGCACCCACCGTGAAGCGGAAGCCCACTTCTCTGCCGTAGATCTGCATAGGCTCCTCCTCTTACGCCGCGCCGCCCAAAATCGCCTTGAGGACAGCTTCGGCAGCTGCCTCGGTAGGCTGATCCGCACCCACCAGCTTCCAGTCGTGGTTGGCGGTGTCGTCGCGCATCAGCGTGGCGGTCAGCTCCTGCGTCTGCCAGTCGATGGACTCTTCCTGCGTGGCGGCGTCCAGACCAGGCTGCTGGAATCGCGCCTTCGTCAGCACCACGGGCGCATAGGTCACCACGCCGCCGCTCTGGTAGCGGACGACGAAGCCGATGCCCACGTAGGGGACCTCCATGCCATCGCCGTAGTGTGAGACCTGCACTGCACCGCCGCCCGCCTGGACCTCGGTGGCCTCGGGCAATCCAAGGATGAACTTCTCCGCCGCCGCCAGAAGCCCGTCAACGGTCAGCGTGGCGGTGCCGTCAGCAAAGACAGCCGCTGCGGTCTCTGCGGAAATGTTGTCGGCGTAGAACGTGTTGTCATCCGTGGTATTCAGGGACAGGGACACGCTGACGCCCCGCGCCAGCTGCATGACGCCGCTGTAAGTGACCGCGCCGCCATCGTTGGAATACTTGGCCACGTAGGGTTTGCTGAAGCCCGTACAGACCTTTCCTGCTGCGCTCATAGCAGCACCTCCTATTTCATGATTTTTTCGATTTCGCGGCTGCACGCCGCGTCCATTGCCATTTCCGCCGCCTTCTTGGCGGAGTCCACGGCTTTGTCCACAAACTTCGTCTTTTTGCGGAAGGTGGTGCCGCTATTGACAGATCTGGCAATCAGTGCGTTGGGCTGCCCTCGTGGGTACTTCTCCGTCCGGGTGGAGTTGTACCCATCAAAGCCAATCTTGACGTTGATGAACCCGTTATCGTCCTTCAAGCGACTGATGCCAAATCCGTCCAGAAGACCCGCCTTCTGCGGCAGGGTGACGGTGTCAACCAAGCCGCCGCCCCGGGCGCGGCCGTCGCCCACAGGCAAAGCCTCTATCGCGCGCCGCACCGAATCCGCCACGACCGCAGCACCGGCATAGACCGTCTTACCCACCACGCCGTCCTTGGTGGACTGCTGCAGCTTGTTCAGCTGCTTGATGTAGTTGTCGATGCCGCCGAACTGGAACGTAGCCATCAGGCAAACACCTCCCAGTCCCACTCGTAGTGCCAGAAGCCGGTTTCCTCCTCGAACTGGCAGCTATTCAGGCTCCAGATGATCTCCGCTGCGTCAAAGGCGGCTTCCAGCTCATCCCGCCAGGGGTCAAACTCCTGCTTCGTGAACAGATCTGTGGAGCCGGTGACCGCCTTCTCGGCGTGGATACCGCCGGCTTCGAAGTCGTTCGCGCCGTCCTCCTGCCAGACGAGGTAACGGTCAGACTGGATGCGCCCGCCGTGGCTGACGGCGTCGGTCACGGCGAGGTGCGCCGCGATGATTCGCTGCGCCCACAGGGGCGTTGCGCCGGTGTCCGAATTGGACACCGCTCTCTTGTCACCCATCAGACACCTCCCATTTCTGCTCGATCTTGGTCAGCGTCAGATCCATTGACGCAGGATACACGTCCGTCACCTGCTGCACCAGCTCGATGCCGTACTGCGTGCCGTCCTCCGTGACGGCGATGCACTGGGGATTCACCGCCGGGCGCGTCTGCGTCCGGATCACTCGTTCCACCTGCACCTGCGCCTGCTTGCCGCTGTAATACCGCTGCAGGCCGACGCGCCGCTCCGCATAGAACAGCGTTTCCACCAGCGTAGGCGTAGGCTTGGGCTGGTATCCAGGCTGGGCGGCGTCCGTTATGGTGTAGATCTTAACCACGCCGTCCCGGTAGGGCTGCGTGATCTGCCGGTCGTCAGGGCGAAATGGTAGCTTCCGCATAGCTCTTCACCTGCCTATCGTTCTGCATGGCCAACAGCCGGTTCAAATAGTTCGTCTCGAATACATCCAGCGCGTCGCTCAAGCCGTAACGGACGTATTCCTTCAGCAGCGTCAACGGCTCCCCGGGGTTCTCGTAGTCGCCAGCCTCGCCGAGCTTCCCGTCAATATAAGCCTCCCCGGAGGCGATGAGGTCGGACACTTTAGTGTCCGTTGCCTCATCGCTCCAGGTGATGTTACAGGCGATTTTGACGGACGACAGCAGCTCGGCGTTCACCGCGCCCGCCACCGTTAAGACTTGGTGACGGTGACCTTGTAGGTCTTGGTGGTGGTGCCGTCAGCGGCAGTCACAACGACCTGCAGGGTGTTGCTGCCGGTCTTCCACGTTGCGGCAGTGCCGTTGTCGATCTCGGTGCCGTTCACGGTCAGCTTCATGGCAGCCGCGGCGTTGCCGGGTACAGCGGTCACCACATCAGACGCGCCGGTGGCGGTCGCGGTGTAGGTCAGCGTGCCGGAGGCGAACGCGGGGGTCAGAGCCAGATCGCCCACAGTCAGAGCGGTCAGCGTGGCGTCGGTAGACGCTGCGGGAGGATCCACCTGCGTCACCTTGTAGGTAGCAGGCGTCAGACCGGAGATGTCCAGCACCAGGAAGGCGTTGTTGTCCAGCGGCATGCCGTTGGCGTAAGCCTTGATCAGATAGACGCGCTCGTCCTCCAGGAAGCGGTAGTGGTCGCTATACTCGATGCGGCCTTCGGGGGAGGTGCCTGCCATTGCCAGATAGCGATAGGCGATGCCGATGACAGCCTTGCCGCGGGGCAGCGCGTGGGTCTGGATGATGTCCATGGGATAGGGCAGGACGTCGTTCCGGTAAGTGCCGTCCGGAGCCATCAGCGTGGTGGCGGGCATGACCTTCTGCAGGTAGTCCTGAGAGTTCACCAGCAGGATCACGTCGCGGACACGGCGAGGCTTTCCGTTGGGGTCGGCTGCCACGATGGAAAGAAGATTGCCCACAGTGTGGGGGGACAGATCATCCACCTTGACGGCAGCCTTCTCGGGGTATGCGCCACCGGTGACGGTGACGCCGTCGCCCACCTGACGGATCATGCCGATGGGCTTCTTGTTGCCGTCGCCGGCGACAATGCCCGCCTCAAGACCGTTGCTCAGAGCCTCATAGAGCGTCTGGCGGATGAAGTTGTCCAGCCACTCCGCGCCCAGCTCCAGCATCGCCTTGCAGACAGGCAGGAATGCGGACAGCTTCAGCAGCGTGGTGGGGATCTTCTTAATGCCAGCGGTCAGCTCCTTGACGATGTCGTCGCACAGCTCGCCCCACACGGCCTCCTCGTAGCCGTTGGTGTTCACCATGATCTCAACCGCACCGCCGGTGGCACGGAAGTTAATGCGGCTCAGCAGAGGATGCGCCGTCTGCAGCTCGTCAAAGACGGAGTCGATGACGGTGGTGGGCAGCGTCTCATCCAGGCCGGTGACTGCCTGCCGGGGGTCGGTAGAGCGCATGGCTGCGGCCAGCTTCTGGTAGTAGCTGCGCTCCTCGCTGGTCAGCTGATGGACACCCCGCTGGGCGAGGATGCGGGAATCGACCTCCTGCCGCAGATCGTCAAACCGCTGCTCGTACTCGGCCTGGATGTCCAAACCGATGCGCTGCATCATCTCATCCAGAACGGAAGAGAACGCGCCGGTGTCGCCGGAGACGGCAGCCTGCTGGAGAGCCTGCCGCAACTCCTCGCGGGTACGAATGTCATTGTTTTTCATTCTTTTTTCTCCTTTCGATTCTCAAGAAAACAGTCCGAGAACTTTGTTATTTTTTTCAGGGCTTCCGCCGCCCTGGGGATTCTTGCCGGGCGCAGGTACCGAGGGTGCCGCTGCCAGGTCGCGGAGCTGCGCCGCCAGCGACTTCTGATACTGGAGATGCTGCTCCATGCCGGCGTTCATCTTCTGCAAGATGGTGGACGCGCCGCTCATGTCGGCGTCAGCATCGGCAAGGCGATCCGCGAGACCGAGCTCAACGCACTGCTCAGCGGTCAGCCACGTTTCCGCATCCATCATCTCCGACAGACGCTCCTCCGTCAGTTTGTCGCCGGCCTTCTGCAGATACGCCTGCCGCCCCGCAGCGTTAATGACGTCCAGGTCATCCGCCGCCTTCCGCAGCTCCGCGGCATTGCCGCAGGCGCACATCCACATGTTGTGGATCATCATCAGGGTGTTACGCGGCATGATCACCTCGTCGCCCGCCATGGCGATCACGGAGGCGATGGAACAGGCAAAGCCGTCCACGTGCACCACCTTCCGCGCCGGGTGACGCTTTAGTTGGTTGTAGATCGCCGTACCCTCAAAGACGCTGCCGCCGTAGCTGTTGATGAAGATCTCGATGCGCGACACGTCGGGATGCTTTGCCAGCTCTTCGCGGAAGTGCTCCGCGCTGTTGTCGCTCTGGACATACCGCCAGTTCTCCCAATCGAACTCCTCGCCTTCTACGTCACCGTAGATGTAGAGCTGCAGGACGCCCTCCGCAGCCTGCTTGATTTCCCAAAGGGGTTTCTTCATGCGTTTCCTCCTTCCGCGCCGCCGAGCACGGAGGTTTCCGCGCCCAGCGTTGCAATATTCTTTGTGAGATAGTGCTTGTCCGCCCAGTCCTCCGGAATGGCGGGCAGACCCGCCGCCCGCAAGACCTCGTTGATGGAGAACACGCCGGAGCCTACCAGCTTCTCCACATTCGCCGCGTTGGCGAACATATCGAAGTGGCGGATGCTGCTGGTGTCAATGCGGAGATAGTCGCCGCGCTGGATCCGGTCGTAGCCGTACCGTTTGCGGTTGATCTCCTCCTGCAGCTGGTCGCAGATGGGGTCGATGCAGCCGGTCAGGAACCTGCCCTGCGCGTCCTCCGTGCCCTGGATACTGCCATCCACCAACACCGCCGGGATCTGGAATGCCTTCGCCGTGAAGGCGAAGATGTCCTTCATCTGGCTCTGGATGTCCGACAGATCTACGGCAGCCTTGCCGCCCTCGTTCGTGTAGGCGTAGCCGTCAAATTCGGGTAGGATAGAGCCGTCCGAGTCGAGGAAGGTTTTCACCTGCTCCTCGATCATCTGCGAAAACTTCTGCGTGAAGTCATCCGCGCCGGAGGCCAGCTGACTCACGTGGACTTTCCAGTGCTGCCCCTTGTCCCACGCATACCGCCGCATGGCGGCATTGATGAGCCGCACGTAGGAGCCGTACAGGCCATCCAGCACCGGCTTAATGTTCACGTGGTTCAGCGTCAGATGCAGAACCTCCCGCTCGCGGAAGGTCTTTTCGTAGGAGACATCTCCCACCTGCACATTGATGTACTCGTTCTGCCGGCTGGGATAGTCTCCGTCCTGAAGCCAGGCATCCGCCACCACCAGGGCGTCGTAGCCCTCCCGCTGCCTGGTACTGATTACCAGGACTTCATTGTCCACAAGCAGTTTAGCCACCAGCTTGTGCAGAAACGCCGTAGAGCTCTGGTTGGCATTCGGCTCGACATTCCACAGGTAATGTTCGCGCTCCCGGATTTCCTTCCCGTCCCGGAATGTCCGGAACTCACAACGCCCGACGGCGTTGGCGATCATGTTCGCGCAGATCCAGAAGCAGGTGTCCCGCAGCTGGAATTCCTGCGCCGCTGCCAGAAGATCGCGGCACGTGATCTCCACCGTGGTGGGAGAACGAGCCTTGCCTCCGGCGAGCCACTTCCAAAAATTAAGTGCCATTGCCCACCTCCTATAGCCGGATCGCGCCGATGGGCGGCAGCTTCACCGGCTCGCCGGTGCCAAGCACCGCCTCCTCGGTCATAGATGCCACCAGAGCCATGAACGGATCCGTCTTCCGGCTCTTCGGTTCGATCTTGGCGTAGTAGAAATTTCCTGTATTCGTACCGGCACGTTGGCCGCTGCGTACTCGCTTGGTATTGTTTACCGCCCAGCGCAGGGGCGGGTTGTCACCCCATGTGAACAGGTCTCGGTCAAAGCATTCCTGAATCACCGGGTCGACCTGCATAATGTCGCTGGGTCGAACCAGCTTCACCCGGTTCTTGTCCCTGGCGTCAAAGCCGATGCGCCGCATGGCGTCGCTCACCAGCGTCCAGCGGAAGTGGTCCATCGACAGCTTGACGATGTTGTACTTCAAGCCCATCTCCTTCAGGTAGTCCGCCAGGAGGTTGGGGTCGATGCTCACATCGTCCACTACCGTCAGCTTTCCCGCCTCCGCCCAGGATCGCCACGGGGCGACGATGCGGGAGAGCGACCGGCTCTGCAGGCAGACCCACGAATGACTGATGTCATAACGCTGCGCGCCCACACGGAAGTGCAGATTGACGCTCGCCCAGTCGTTGATCTCCGCGTAGTCGATGCCGGCCACGCAGGACTTCCCGCGGAGATCCGGCAGCGGCCGATTGGTCGCCTTGACCTTGGCATAGTCCGTCACGCTGATCTCCAGCTGGCCGGCGCGGATGCCCATCCGTTTTGTCAAGAAGTCTCCGTTCTGCTCCGGGTTGACAAGCCAGTCCGCGTATTCCTCCTCGATCTCCTGACGCAGGTGCGGGACATAGGACAGCGATGGGTTCGCCATGAACCAGTTCTCCGGGTCGTTGACCTGCTCCCGGTTTTCCAGGCAACAGATGAACGGGAGATAACCGCCCTCCGGCTCCGCCTCGTTCTCGAAGAGGATCCGCCGTCCCTGGGCTATGAAGTCGTCCAGCGGGCCATCAGACACGTCGCCGTTCGATGTGAACATCCCGATACGCGGCTGCCCGACCTTGCCCAAACCGGTAACAAAAACCTTGTAGTTGTTGTAGTTCTCAAAGGCATGAACTTCGTTAAAGACGACCTTGCCGGAGCGCATACCGTCCCGCCCCTTCGGGTTGTTGGTGCGCCCCTTCATCACACCCTTGTTCTTCCGGCCCTGCACCATCTCTTTGGTGTGGTAATAGTGCCGGTTGAGCTTCGACTCCCACTTGGGGGATTCAAGGACTTCGGACAGATCCTTCACCGGCGTGACGGCCTGCTCCTCGTTGTTGGCGCACACGTCCACGTTGTAGTTCTTCACGGGATTGTAGGGGGAGATGGAGCACGCGCCATCAAATGCGATAAAGCCGTCCTTGCCTGCACCGCGCCCCACCATGCAGAGCAGCTTCTTCCACCGCGGCCGCCCGTCGGCGCGGTAGGTGCAGTCCCACAGCGCGAGAAGGAATTCCTCCCAAGGGAACAGCCGCTCATAAGGGAAGTAGCGCAGCAGGCTCAGGTACCGGCGCAGCTGCTCCGTGTCCACGTAGATGTCCTCCGTGTCGAACACACGGCGGATCATCCCCACCAGCGCGTGCTGTTCGGGACAGGCGCGGGGATTATTGGACTCGACGATCTCGATATAGCGCAGAACCTCCGCGGGGATCTCACAGCTCATCGTCGTCATCGCCCCGGGCAGTAGCCGACAGAGCGTCCTCCTTAAAGCCCAGCGTGGTGAAGATCGCCAACATCTGGCGGGACACCTGGATCTCCAGCGACACGCTGCGGTTCTCCATCAGCCGCCCCCGGTCATCCGTGACGGTCAGCCCGCGCCGGGCGATGTCGTCCCGCAGCTCCTGCCGTCTCACCCAGAAGTCCATATACTCTTGCACCTTGTCCCGGTACACATCGCCGTCAAGATCCCTTTCAATCAGGTTCTGCAGCATCGACTGCCGGAGTTCCTTATAGGCGTCCGTCAGGCGGTAGTTCTTCCGCTTTTGCGGAGGCGAGTCATGACCCGCCCGCTGCGCCTCCAGATGCCGCGCCATGGACACGTTCTTCTTCGCTGCGGCGACCTGGTCGCGGCGCAGAGCAATGCGCCCCATCATAGCCAGCCGGTCAAACGCGCTCCGGAAGTCCTCACCGTAGATGTCCATGCACCAAGCATTTAGAGCCGCTTCATCACAGCCAAACCAACCGCACAGCTCCTCCACAGAGCACTGCATGCAGCACAAGCTCTCAAATTGCTTTCGGTCCAGTTCCCGCTGATGCGCCATCATTACACCTCCTTTTCGCTCAAACACACAGCCCTTCTGCCCGTGAACTTCTCCCACCGGTCAATGATGACATCCACGTATTTAGGATCAAGCTCCATGCAGTAAGCCCGCCGCCCGTTCTGCTCCGCCGCGATGATTGTTGTACCGCTGCCAGCAAACAAGTCAAGCACTGCATCGCCTTCCCTGCTGGAGCACTGCATCTGATAGTCAAACAGCTTCACCGGCTTCATCGTCGGGTGCTCCGCAGACTTTACGGGCTTGTCAAAATTCAACACGGTCGTCTGCCGCCTATTTTTGAAAAAGTAGTGCTTTCCGCCCTTTACCCAACCGTACAGACACGGCTGCGCTTCGTCGTCTGACTCGAGCTCACCATACAAGCAAGGCTCATGGCGCTGTTGAAAGTCAGAGCGACCCAGTACAAGCTGAGACTTTACCCATATCAAGCACTGGTGCAGAACCAGCCCCGAGTCTATGCATGCACCGCGAAAGTTGTAGCCCTCAGACTCGCCGTGCCAGACATAAAACGCTGCGGCAGGTTTCATGACTTTCGCCGCGGCGGAGAAAGCGGCGGTGAGAAAGTTCCTAAACGCTGCAGAGCTCATGTTATCATTCGCCATTTTCCCGGCGGCGCCCTGATAGTCGACATTGTACGGGGGGTCGGTAAGCAGAAGATCCACATGTGCCCCCCCCACGAGCGCTTGTACATCCTGCAGAGACGTGCTGTCTCCGCACATTAGGCGATGTCGACCCAGCTGGTATATCTCGCCCCGCCTACTCCGAGGCTCTGCGGGAGGAGTGGGACTATAGTCATCTTCAACGACCTCATCGTTTAATTGCACCTGAAGCCCCCACTCGAAATCAAACGCCGACAGGTCCAGCTCCGGCAGCTCGGCGGCCAGCAGGTCGAGATCCCACGGGCTTTCGTTGGTCTTGTTGTCCACAAGACGCAGGGCGTTTACCTGCTCCGGGGTCAGATCGTCCACGCAGACGCAGGGCACCTCAACCATGCCCAGCTTCTCCGCCGCCAGGGCGCGGCAGTGACCAATGACGATCACGCCGTCCCGGTCTACCACGACCGGCTGGACGAATCCGTACTGCCGGATACTCTCTGCCACGTTAGCTACCTGCGCGGCGTCATGCTTCTTGGCATTGGCGTGATACGGCGTCAGCTCCGCCAGCGACCTGTTCTCGATTCGCATAAAGTCACCTCCTGTGTCCGATTCGGACACCGCGCCCGCCTCAGGCCAGCCAGCCTACGTCAATACCCCGCGCATCCAGCGCAGGCCTTCGGCTGACCAGCCTGAGGCATTCTTCTGCGGCTTTGCGGGACGGGCGGACGAGCCGCCCACCCCAGAGGGAAAAGAAAGGAAAAGAGTATGTCCGGAGCACGCCTGCCCCGCAAAGCCGCAGTTTATTCTGAAATTGCCCGGCGATTCTCGCGCCCACGCGCAGCGCGGCACCGCGCAGACGCGGAAATCGCTGGAATGTCTTGGACCCCCGCGAGTAGCAACGAGAGCACAAGGGGCGTTTTTCCGAGGGGGGGGGTCAATCCCACCGCTCCGGCGTCAGCGGCAGCGCAGACGGCGCGTACTGCCGCTGGCTATCCGGATGCAGCTCCTCGTGACAACGCTTGCAGACGGCCTCCAGCTGCCGGGAATCGCCATCGTAGACGGACAGTGCCAGGTCAGGACGATCCCGCAGGTGCCGGACGTGGTGGACAATGCTGGCTCTGGAGTACACGCCGCGCCGCTTGCACTCCTGGCACTCGCAGTTGTCCACCGTCAGCACCTCCCGGCGCAGCCGACGCCATTCCGGCCAGGAGTAGAACTCGTGCTCCGTTCCCGCCTCAAGAAGCCCGCGCAGCTCCGCGAGCCTGCCTGCTGAAATTCCCATGCGTCCCTCCCGTCTCTGGCTCCGGCGTTCCGGCTCGCGGCTATCACCTCGCGGCAAAACAAAAACGCCGGAGACCATGACGCAGCACCAACGTGTGGTGTCTACTCATGGGCTCCGGCGTTCAACGCTCTGGCCTCTTGCTCGATATGCAGGATGATTTCCGTTTTGCAGTCCCGGCAGTACACTGGCAGATCTTCCGCAGCCGTGCCGGGCAACACTCGCAGGAAGTGACGATTCCGGTTACACCTGGGACATGTCAACCAGCCATCGTTCCTTGGGACTATTCTACCGTATTCCGTTGTTATTCGCAAGCATTTTCACCTCATTTGCTGTTTTGTCCGTAAATAATCATTAGATTTCAAGATAAGTGGTAGTTCTATCTTAAGAGTATAGTATATATAATTACCTTAGATTTAAAATAAAAGTACCAACTATTCCGGCAAGAGATAGCGGCTGTAGCCGTAGACGCCCCAACTTCCGAGGCGCGGACAGGACTTCTCTTCCGAAAGCATGGGCACCGCGCCGGGCGGCGGGCGAATCGCGCCAGTGCTGGACGGCGTGACGGTGGGCGGCGGGATATACTTGCTCAAAGCCCGGGAGCAGCCCCACGGGTGCCGCCCCACCTCCGGCACCTCCTTCGTGATGTAGGTCGCCAGTCCTCGGTAGCCGCGGCAGTCCACATCGGAGGTCGCCAGCACGCGGGCGCGGTTCCATGTCTCCGCCCATATCTCGCCCTGACCGTCCCACGCCTGCTGCACCTCGGCAAAGCTGAAATCCTGCTGCCGCAGGAAAACGTGGAGGTGCCAGCGGTGCTCCCCATGAAGCCCCTCGATGCGGTAGACGTAGTAATCCACCGGAGAGCCGCGGCAGCGTTTCAGCCGCTTCAAGAATCGCTCCCACGCCTTCTTGACGCCCGCCCAATCCGGTGGGACGTTGTCCTCGTCAAAGGTCAGCGTATAGAATATGCCGTCAAAGCCGAACAGCGCGAGGCGCAGCTCCAGCCTGTCCACGCTGGTGCGGCTGAAGGCGGGACGGCAGCGTTTTGCCGCCGCCCGCCTGCCGTACCGCTCAAGGTAGGAATAGTTGTCCGTGACAAATGCCTTGACCATGTAGCCGGCGCGCTGCCTGACGATCACATAGCGTCTGCCGTCAGAATCCGTCACGTCAGCTCCTCCATCAGCTCCGCCGCCCGCTCCTTCGCCTCCACCAGCTCAACTGCCAGCAGGATCGCGCTGTACACCTTCGCCGGAAGCTGGACGTCAGGGTCTGCCAGATAATCGCGGATGACGTCAATAGGTCGTTCGTTGGGCGTCATGTCAGTTCCACCTCCACATCGTATTCCTTTAAGATCTTCCGGATGTCTGCCCACGTGATATAGCCGCCAGCCACACACTCGGCGGCGTGGTTCAGTTCGCCAGACAGCTGCTGCACGTCCTCCATGGGCGCGTCGTGCTTGTCGATCAGAACATAGAGCATCAGTTCAATGCCGCGATTCAGCCTCTCGGCAATGCCGCGGTCAAAGGCGGAGTCCACGTCCCGCTGTGTGCGCGGGATGCGGCGCGGGTTCACCTTAGCTGCCATCACGGTACTCCATCACCTTCTGGCTGCCGGGATCTCCGGTAAGGCGTTCGAGCCTGTCCGCCGCATCGCGGAGGATGCGGCAGCCGTGGATGCCACAGTTGTGCTCATAACCGCAGCCAAGACAGGCGAAACTTCCGGTCTGCACCCGCAACCGCCGCAGAACGGCGATTAGTTCATGGTCACTCATGCTCAACCTCCGTCCTCCTTTTCGCGCTCTCCTCCACAAAGGCACAGACTCTGGCCGCGCAAGAGACACACAACTGTTTTTCCGCAGAGAACGATGACTTGAAGGATACAACGCCATAGCGATTGAAGTCCATGTTCACACCATCAACCTCGTAGTCAATCTCGCGCCCGCACATATCGCAGAATACTTTAACTATCACTCCACCTCCATTTCCTCGATGCGGTGACACAGTTCGTCGGTCACGTCATTGCCATACATCAGTTCCTCGAAGGATGTGCCGTCTCCATTGCTAATGGACTCGACATCAACACCGTGTCTCTCAAGCCAATTAGCAACCTCAAGGGCGTACATTGCTGCCTGCCGGGCATGGCTGGCGCATAGGCGCATCTTTGAGCGAATGTAATTGGGGATAACCATCACTCCGCCTCCTGCATCCAGAACTCGCGTTTACAATCGTCACAGCTGCGGCCCATATTGTCACAGCGACCTCTTTTATCCATGTACTTTGCAGATATTAAAGTTGGACACGCACGCAAGATGCCGTTATCCCCTACAGGAGCTTCTGGATACTGCTTCAGAAACACGCTCTGCCGCGTCTTGCGCGAGTGTGCGGAAGCCCATTTCTCAACCAGCTCGACAATCTCCTCCGCGCTCTCCTGTGAACGCTCCTTAGCAGGTACAGTACAAAAATCAGTCTTGTATATAGGGCAATCCTCGCACACATCAACTTTAGTACACATACGCAGATATTCCTTCACAAACTTCACAGCGTCCATCTACTTCATCACATCCAAAGTCTGCGCTTTTTCCAGATCATCCAACGCGGCGGCAACTGACCGCCAAATGCCGATGGGGAACCGCCCCCGGTTCAGCATTCGCCCAAGCAGCTCCGGCGTTATGGGCTTTCCGTCAACATCCTTGCACCGTACCGCCAGCGGCGTGAAGCTGCTCAGTCCTCCGGCACGGCGGTACTCCTCCAGCCGCGCCAACGTAGCACGCTTAAACTCGGCGGCTTCCGCCGCACCGCCGCGGGCACTGGGAGAATCAGAGGACGAGTCCAGCGACGTAGGGGGGGGTGCCGGAGAACGTCCGTTCTCCGGCAAATCCTCCGCCGATTCCAGGGCGAGACGAGCCAAAACCAGCATTTCCATTTTGTCGAAGCAACCCGCGCCCATGCCGTTGTTCAGGATGGAGCGCAGGTAGTTCGCCAGCTCGGCGCACTGCGCCTTCGTCATGTCAACTATCGTCATGCTGCCGCCCCCCCTCAGAATGGCTTCCGCCACCAAAAAGATCTTTAGCCTGCTTCAGAAGTTCTCCGCCTTCGGCGCGGATCACCACCCGGTTCGAAGCGGGAGGCGGAGACTGCCACATAGGAGAATCCTTGTGGTTGACCACCAGTAGAACGCATTCCTTGAACAGCGGGCGAACTTCGGCAGGCAGTTCAAAATAGATTGCGCGAATCACCTCGCAGCAGTCTGCCGCGACATGTGTGGTCTCTCCGGATGCGCTCACAATAGTCTTTTCTCCATCTCGCATGCACTTAATCATCGTTCTCGTCCTCCTTTTCCACAGGCGGCAACGCGATCCAGCGAACCACCGCCATATCTATTGGCTCCCGCTTCTTGCCTATACAGAATTCTCGCCCATTCCAGCAGCATGTCATTCTCATTGTCTCTCTGCCACCGGCTCCGAGGTCAATGTCCGCCACAACGTCACACGGCTCTGCCGGCGTCGTGCCGCCAGGCATCCACAACGACAGCACGGCTTGACCGGAAACTGCGGCCGTGGAGTTGATCTCATCCGTCAGCCCCAGCAGATAATCCACGGAGCAGTGCAGAGTTTTAGCGTTTTTAACGAGGTCCACCGTGCGATAGGGTGTAATACCATTCAAGTCCTCGTTTCTCGCGCCATCTGTCACGTCGCCGCGGGAGATGCTTCGAAGTGCATCAACGCTAAGGCCACCGCCGTAGCTGCTGACGAGCTTCGCTTCACCCGCCAGACCCGCGGCATCCGCGGCCCGAACGATCCGCTGCGCGACCGCCTGTGCCTTGGACACGACGGCACTTCTCTCGCTCGACTTCTCCCGTTCCGCTTTGGCCTCGGCGCGAGCCTTCGCCTTTTCGTAGGCGGCCTTTGCCGCCGCGCACATATCCGGGCACATGCTCCCGCCCCAGCCGTTGGGGCTGTGCTTTCCGCCGGCACTGCAGGTCAGACAACACCGTCTACCTCCGCAGCGTTCCCAGCTACTGCATATTAAATCATGGCGAAAGAACTTGTCCTGATGGGTACAGGCCCCGGCGTGTGGGCACCGAAAAGCTGCTGTGTAGTAGCCGTAGCTATTAGACCCCAGCCGTTCTCCCATCTCGCGGATGGCACTTGCCGTTGGCGTTTTCTTCGGGCAGACCCGTTTGATACGCTCCTGCACATCCCCCGACAGACTGGACAGCGCGTCCGCCGCGTCTTCCGGAAGTGTCCCAGCCTCCCATGCGTCGCGGTAGCACGAGGCCAGCCCCTTCTGGATCTTCTCCAGCCGCGCCAGCTTGCTCTTGCTGATTTTGCAGGCTTCGGCGACGTGGTCGCGCATACGACCCGGGAACTCATAGCCCTCCTCCTTCAGCTGGTAAAGCAGATCCCGCACCCGTTCCACCTGCCGGGAGATCTCCGCCGAAGTGAGCGCGCGGGTGCTGCTGTTGGCGTACAGGAGACGCAGCTCCTGCAGTGCCGGCGAGACTTCGCCGCGCTCCCGGATGCAGGGGACTTCCCGCAGGTCGTCTCGCCCATCCGCCACCAGCATGCGGATAGCAGCCGTGCGCCGGTGTCCGGAGACGATCACCACGTGCCCGTTCTCGCCGTCGCGCACCCGGATGGGCTGCTGTAAGCCGACGGTGGCGATGTTCGCTGCCAGCTCGTCCAGTCCCCCAAGGGAGTAGAAGTTGTTCGGATCGTCGTCCAGCAGATCTACGCCGATATACTCGATCTGTTCCCGCCCGGTGTCCGATTCGGGCACCGGCTGCGCCAAGGTCTTGGCGAAGTCGCCGATGTCGAACTTCTTAGCCATCGTCGCGCACCTCCTCGTGCAGATATTCCCAGACCCACGCACGATAGTCCTGTGCCGCCGCGCTGCGGGGGCTGTAGTCCATGACCGGCTGCTGCATGAATGTGCTCTCGGGGATCTTCTCCGTTCGGCGGATCACCGTGTCGAACACTGTCCAGTTCCGGCGCAGCAGTTCCTCGCCCTGCCGTACAGATTCGCAGTTGCGCCACTGGCAAATCAGCACACCGGCAATCTTGATGGCGGCGTTAGCCTGCCGCATACTGGCGACCTGGGCGATCATGTCGCCCACGCCCAGCAGGGAGAAGCCATCCACAACGGTGGGGATCACCACCTCGTCCGCTGCCATCAGCGCGGCGCAGCTTGCCGCAGTGAAGCCCGGCGGACAGTCGAAGATCATGTAATCCACGCCGTCCTCTGCGGCAGCGTCACGGAACCCGCGCAGAGAGCTGATGCTGTGGATGCTGCTCTTCAACGCCTTGACGTCCAGCTCGTAGAGAGAACTGGAGCCGGGCAGGAGCTGCACGCGACCCAGCGCGTCCTGCGGGATGGTGTTGTCGCTCCACACCGCCTCCGAGCAGCCCATGAGCACGTCCGCCACGCTGGGTGCCGTGTCGGGGTCGAAATCCGGCAGATAGAACCGCGTCAAACTCATCTGCCCGTCGCAGTCAACCAGCACAGAAGTCCTCCCGGCGCGGCGCAGCACGTCTGCCAAAGTGAGGGCAGTTACGGTTTTTCCCACGCCGCCCTTCAGGTTCATGATTGCTATTGTTCTCACGTCTCTTTACCTCGTTTCTGTTGTTTTCATTGCACCACACGCATTCGCGGTATCTATACAGACCGTTGTCGCGCTCCACGACGGCGAATCGACCCGACGGATGGATCCACACCACGCGGCACGGCACCGCCCGCGTCCTCGACTCAAAGCGAGGATCTGACGACGAGTAGCGCAGTACAAACGGATTGTGCATAATCTTGTCTCCGACCTGCATGTCATTCCTCCTTCCCCGGGAAAGGGCAGTTGGGGTCGTTTGCGTTGATTTCCCGCAGACCGAGCTGACCCGGCACATGCGGTCGTGACGCTTGACGGGCAGCACGGCCGGCGTTTACGAATTTCTGCATTATCGCGTGCCCGTCCGGGCCCGTCATCACCGAGAACTGCTGGTGTGCGCCGTCAAAGTGCAGCGGCCAGCGACCCAACCGCCCTTCCTTCTGTTTGTCGATCTTCAAAATTCGCGTCTTGTTGGGGTCGCACTCGACGCCGTAGAGCTCCGTGCCGGGCTTCGGCTTGTAGAGCAGCATCACGATGTCGGCGTCCTGCTCCAGCTGTCCCGTCTCCTTCAGGTCGTGCATATTCGGCTCTTTCCATCCGCCCTGCTTCTGTGGACGCGCCAGCTGCGCCAGCTCCACGACAAGCGTCTCGCTGCTCTGGGCAAAGGTGTGGAGCGACCGCGACACGGCCGCCATCGCCTGGGCGTTGCCCGCCCGGGGATCACCCTCGGGGGTGATCAGCTGCACGTAGTCCACGAAGATGGCGTCAAACCCGTAAGAGCGGCTGATCGCCTGGATCTGGGTCGCCGTCATGCCGCTGCTACGGATCAGCGTCAGCTTATGCGCGACGACACCGCCAGCCCCGTCCGTTACCGCCTCCCAGTCCGACTCCGTCAGCTGCTTGCGCTTGATGGCGTTGAAGTCTACACCAAGGACGGTGGACGCCAGGCGGTCTGTGAGCTTCTTTTTGCCCGTTTCCAGCGAGAAGAAGCCCACGTTCATGGTTTGCGACATGTGGTAAGCCAGCCCCAGAGCGAACGCCGTCTTGCCGCTGGACGGTTCTCCGCCGATGACGACCACGTCGCCCTTCTCGGTGTAGGTGCCCTCGTCCAGCTCCCGCATCCCGTAGGTGACATATTCGGGACGCTCCGTGGAGGACTGCGACGCCATGAAATATTCCATCGCCTCCCGCATACTCCACGCGTCAACGCCCTTTCCGGTGGTCAATATCTCGCCCAGCGCGGCGACCCTCTCCCGGCAGTCGTCCACGTTGACAGCCTCCACCAGCTCCGCCGCGATCTCCCGGATGCGGGACAGTGCCGCCTGCTGGCGCATGACCTCCGCGTACTCCCGCCAGTTGGCACTGGTGGGCGTGGTCTCCATCAGCTGCAGGATGTGCCCCTCGATGTTCTTCCCCAACTTGTCGCGGATCAGAACTGGATCAACGGGCAGCCCGTCCAACATCAGAGCGCGGGCGGCTTGATAGATCTGCAGGTTCTGCTGGATCTGGATGTCCCCGGAGTTCACGGCGGCGAGGATCCCGGGCGCGGCGTCCTCGTCGATCAGCAGAGAGCCAATGACGGCGTTCTCCGCGTACAGCCGTCCCTCGTAGGCATTGTTGGCTACGTCTGCCACCCGAACGTCACCTCCTGTCCTCCGTCAACGGCGGGTGTGTTCAGCTCGTCGGCGTCCTTCCAACGCTCGCCGTTCAAGAACGTCGCCACGTGGGGGATGCCTATATCTCGCTGCCACTCCTCCGTCGCCTTCAGCTTCGCCAGCGAACGGGCTATCCTGTCCACCAGCGCGTCGTCCGGCTGCAGCTTGTCCCATGCAGCAATCGCCCGCTGCTTGTTCTTCCTGCCCTTAGCCGGGTAGTAGCTCCACAGCCCCGCGAACCTGTCCGGCTTCCAATCCGGCGCGTCCTTGTGCACACTCTTTTTGCACACTCTCCCCCCGTGGGGGGTAAGGGGGGTATGTTCATATGTACTGTTCCCATTATATTGTAGGGGGGTAATCATTTTTGCGGACACCCCCCCAACATTTTTGCGGAGAGGGGTCTCCGCAATTTTGCGGACACCCCCTGTGCAAAGACCGGCAAAGATGCGCCGCTCGCTGCCCGTGCTGGTGGGCACCATCTCCACCGCCAGATAGCCCGCATCGCGCAGGCTGGCAAGCAGCCGCGTGACCGTAGGTGCTGCCCAGCCAAACAACTGGGCGAAGTATTCGTTCTTCGCCCAGCAGAAGCCCTTCATGTCGCACAGCGCGCTGATTTCGCCGTACAGCAGCTTGGCGTTCGCCGGGATCCTGTCGTCGTAGCGCACCGGTGCCGGGATCACTGCCCAATAACCGGGCTGTTCAGATTTTTTTGACAAAATTTCACTTCCCCTCTTACGAACGTCAGGATCTGTGCTATACTGGAGATGTTCTCGCGAGGTCAATGCCTCGTATCATCCTTTGAACGCTTCCGATTCGCACTCGGAGGCGTTCTCTTTTTATGCCCGCAGCCGTCCACCCAGCGGACGACTGCCGCGGCACCTGCCGCCGCACAGATATACTGCACAGCCAACGCCCATAGCTCCACAATGTCACCTCCCCTCAGCAAGCCCGCGCCCAGAGCGCGAACAGCTCATCCACCGGGATGCGCGTCACTCGGGCGATGGCGGCGATTTCCTTGCCCGAGCAGCTGGGCAGGTCCTTCAAGTGCCCGTAGATGGTGCTGCGGCTGATGCCCGCCGCCTTCGCCGCACCGGGCAGCCCGCCGTGGATGGCATACGCCTGCGCCCGGATGCGCTGCGCCATATCCTTGGCGGCGTCAGATTTTGCGCTTAACTTCGTTCTCGGCATGGTTATACCTCCTCCGCGTACTGTAATGCCAGAGCCGCCTGCACGATGTCGCCCAGCTCACAGGCGATCTCGTCAAACAGCTCCCTCTCGCTGTCGCTGATGACTCCGTCCTCCGCTATCTCCATCAGCTGGTCACTGCGGTGTTCCTCGGCGAAGCGCATGACCCGCCGCACCAGCTTAATGACTGCCACCGGCAGCGGCTCCGGTCGCGCCGCCTGGATGCAACCCGGCAGAAGCGTGGACTTTAGTTGCAGGTGCTGCAGCCCAAGATACTGGGCATCGTAGACGGTGCACATGATCGCCACGATGTCGTCGCCGGGGATCCGCTGCCCTGTCTCATAGGCTCTCATACTCGTGACGCTGACCGCCAGCCGCTCCGCTGCGGATTCCTGGGTCAGACCCGCCGCACGTCGGGCGGTCTGATAAATGTTCTCGCTGCCCTTCGGCATGGACAACGCCCTCCTTTCGTGTTACGGTTTAGGCAGAAGCCGGGGCTATCAGCTCCTCCTCGGTGCAGCCAAGGAGCTCGCACAGCTTACGCCGGTACTTCCGCAGCGGCGTGCTGTCGCCGCTCTCCCACTTGCTCACCGTGGACTTGTCCACCTCCAGTCGGTCAGCGATCTGCGCCTGGGTCAGCCCCCGACGCTCACGCATTTCCTTCATAGACAACCAAATCACATCCTTTCATATCGCGCTGAAATTTCACCTTGACCCCGGTGAAAACGGGTGGTATGATAGTGATGACTGAAACTACACACCACCCGTTTTCCCGCACGTCTGACAATGACAGGGGGAAATCATGCCGGGGATCTTGAAGGTACCCGCCGTCGGAGCCGTGAGACCCGTGGCTCCTGCGGTATGGTATAAGCAAAAATCGTAAATTTACGATTGTCAATAGAAAATAGGAAATTTTAGATTATTTGGTGCCTTGCACAATTTTTCACGTGGAGAAGGGCAAATGAACAAGGAAATATTTGTGCAAAACGTAAAGTACTATTGCGCCCAGAAAGGCGTTAAGCCTACCGTTGCCTGCGCCGAAAGCGGTGCGGGTAAAGATATGCTGAGCAACTACGTGAAGCGAGATTCCGTCCCGTCAATAGCTCGCGTACAGATGCTGGCGCAGTATCTGGGCTGCACCGTCAGCGACCTGCTGGGCGAAGATCCCGCGCCGCCCGACCCGGTGCGGCAGGAATTTATACGGCTGCTGGACGGCATGACCGCAGAGCAGCGGAACGAACTGTTTGCCTTCATGCTCCGCCAAAAGCGTGAGCAGGAGAAATAAAAAAAGAGTGCCCAGATGGGCACGGGAGGGGGATATGAAAAAGAAAACTATTTTGCTGGTGCTGCAATGGCTGTTTGTGGTGGGCTGCGTCATGCTTGGTCTTGAGCAGTTCCCCTCTGTGGGCAGCGGATTACTTTTCGCCACGGCGATCCTCGCCGCGCCTATCCCCGCGCTGGGGATGTTCCTCCGGGAGAAGCTGCACGTGAAGGCGTGGTGGCGGGTCGGTCTTGTTGTGGCGGTATTCATCGCCAGTGCGCTGGTCACTCCGTCAACGGATGTGGCGGACAACACCGTAAGCGGATCGCCGCAGAAGAATGTCTCTGCTAAGTTTACGCCTACCGACAAGCTGGACGCAGATGCGAGCAAGTCCGCGCCCACGACGCAGGAGGACGAGGCGACCGAGGCAACTGAGCCGGACGCGGTGGAGCCTGTGGAGGAAGCGTCAGAGCCGGTACAGGAGGCGAGCGAGCCTGTTTACAGCGAGCCTCCCGCCCAGACGGAGCCGCAGGAGCGCACTGTCTACGTGGGCGAAACGGGAGAATGTTATCATAGTGAGTATTGCAGGACGCTGAAGGGCTCCAAGCACCCCATGAGCATCAGCGACGCCATAGCCAGCGGGCTGCGCGCCTGCAAGGTGTGCGGAGGATAAGCACGCGGTGCCCGATTCGGGCACCGCTCCAAAAGGCAACCGCCGTCTCTGATTGATTGCGCCGCCTCCAGCGCATCCAGCTGCGCCGCTGGGTCTAAGCTGTCAAATAGCTGCAATAATGCCTCCTCCTGCTCATTCACGGTTATTCCCTCCTCAGCGTTGTAACTCTATTGTAGCACTATTTGTCATTTTATCCAGCAATTTACAAGAACTTAGCATAATCTTAACAAAGCCACGGAAACGGGGCGGAAAGGAAACGTTATGAATTGTCCGAACTGCGGAAGCCAGAATGTCACGATCTCTATGCAGGAGGTCGGCAGCAAGACCAAGAAGCACGGGAACGGCATCGGCGGGCACGTGAATAACTTCGCCCGCGGCATGACCGCCGTCTGCACTCTCGGCATGTCCAATCTCGTCTGGAAGAAGTCTAAGGGCGGAGAAAAGACGGTGACGCAGATGGCTAAAGTCTGCCTATGTCAGAATTGCGGCAACTCTTGGATTATCGAATAAGCTAAAGCCGTGCCCGAATCGGGCACGGCTTTGCACAAAGGGGTGGTACTGTGATCTGCAAGAACAAGGGCTGCGGTCGGGAGATAGACGGCGACAGCGTCTACTGCAAGTGGTGCGGCACCCGGCAGGTGCGGGAGAAGCGCACCAAGAGCGACGCGCCCACAGCGCGGCAGCTGCCCAGCGGGTCGTGGACGTGCCGCGTCCGCGTGGATGGGCGGGACGTGTCCATCACGCGCCCCACAAAGGCGGAGGCGGTGGCGGAGGCGTCCGCCATCAAGCATGGCCTGAAGGCACCCGACAAGGCTGCCTCCGCCATAACGCTGCGAGAGGCGTACAGGAAGTACATCGAATCGCGAGACGGGGTGATCTCGCCCTCCACCGCGGCGGAGTACAAGCGTCTCCAGAAGACATCCTTCCAGAGCCTGATGGATCTGCCGGCTTCTTCCATCACCTCCGAGCAAATCCAGCGGGAGATCGGGAAGATGGTGAAAAACGGGAAAAGCCCCAAGTATATCCGGAACGTTGAAGGGCTTCTCGTCTCCGTCCTGAAGCAGTTCGCGCCAGATTCAAGGATCTCCGTCATCCTTCCGCAGAAGCGGAAGGTGGAGTTGCGCAGGATCGAGGACAACGAGATCGGCAAGATCATCGCGGCATTCTCCGGCACGGACATGGAGCTGCCCGTGCTCATGGCACTGTGGATGGGGATGCGTATGTCGGAGATCCGCGGTGCCAGATTCGAGGACATCTCTGGGGGCAGGCTACACATCTGTCGCGCCATTGTCTCCGGAGAAAACGGCGACGAGGTGAAGCCGCCCAAGACCTTCTCCGGCGATCGCTGGGTGTCTGTCCCCGACCACATTCAGACGCTGATAGACGCCACCGGCCGCAGCGAGGGCTACATCGTCCCCATCTCTGGTCAGACGATCTATAACCGCTTCATCCGCGGACTCGATGCCGCCGGCATTCCTCGCTGCCGTTTCCATGATCTGCGCCACGCCAACGCCGCCATCATGGTGCGGCTTGGCGTGGAGTCGAGGTATGCGCAGGAGCGCAACGGCTGGTCCGATGACTGGATGTATAGGCAGGTCTACGCCTACACGATGACCGACAGAATGACAGAGATCGACAGATCCATCGACGACTATTTTGACAACAAAATGACAACGACAGTTCAAGAAAATGAGTATTGAAGCCGTGTATACCTGTTTTCTCAACGGGTTCGACTCCCGTACCCTGCTCCAAAAAGAAAGACACCCGTGAGGGTGTCTTTCTTTTTGGAGCAGCACTTTTGCGGAGCAAAAGTGGTCGCCTGCGGGCGGGTGACTGAACGCGAGCGGGGGAACCCGCAAAGGTTCCCCCCTCACACTCCCCCTTCCTTGCGGTAGGCAGGAACGTGCGGGCAGCAGAGCCCACGGAGTGCTGCCTGCGAGGGTGTCTTTCTTTTTGGGGCAGGGCTTTTTCCGCACAAAAAAGGTGGGCGGGCGCGAGATGCGTCCGCCCCAAGTGAGGAGAAAAAACAGGACCCTTTGCAGGGCAGAAACAGCGGTGATCCGCTGGGGGAAGCTGTGGAAGCTGCGGCAGCGGCGTCAGAGGAGCGTCGCCAGCAGCCAGACAAGGGCGCAGGCCGACGCGCCCCACACCGCCCAGAGCCATGCGGGAGGCCGCCAGCGGCGGCGTGCGCCGCCCTGTGAGCGGGCGTAGCTGCGGGCTACGCGCACCGCCTCGTCCACCAGCTGGCGGGAGCTGACGCCGCCGCCGTCCGTGGGGAGGATGAAGATCGCCTGTTCAAATATCCGCGGGTCGGGAGAATCCACGACGATGACGCGGCGGGAAACGCCTTTTACCAAAACCGATGCCTCCTTACCGCCTGACGGCGCGTTGGTTACAGGACTATTTTGACCGCGAAGGCGGAAAGTTATACGGTGCGCCGGGGAGAAATTTCCGGCGGCTTTCGTTTTT